ATATAATCGGGAAACGGGGTCTCATTTAAAGGCTCCGCAACCTGAAGGTGGCGCACGTAAGAAGTCTTTTTGTGCAAGGATGTCTGGTATGCCCGGTCCAATGAAGGATGAAAACGGCAAACCGACCCGTAAAGCAGCTAGCTTAAAGCGTTGGAAATGTTAATATGGACTATATGCTTCAATTTTGGAATGCTGGTTTAACACTAGTACTAGGTATTATGGGTTATTTTATTAAAGAGAAATTTAACGATTTAGATCGCATTTCTATTCTTGTTAACAAAACCCGTGAAGAAATAGCTCGTGATTACATTACCAAGATTGAAGTACGTAATGACATGGATCAAATTATTAACCGTTTTGACCGCATTGAAGCTAAACTAGATAGGTTCATTGAGGGGCATAAATAATGCCCAGCAAGAGTAAAAAGCAGCATAATTTGATGGAAGCAGTGGCGCATAATAAAGCGTTTGCTAAAAAAGTAGGCATACCTCAAAAGGTTGGTAAAGAGTTTGCAGCAGCTGATAAGGGTAAGAAGTTTGGTTTAGGTGGTGGTGTTGGCGTTACTCGTGGCGGTAAGGGTATGATTAACCGTCAGGAGACAAGGTCTGGAAGCATTCTGGGGCAACAAAAAAGTGTTCCAAATGTTAATTTAAACAAATACACTGGCAAAAAAACTGGTGGAAAAGTTAGGAAATAATCATGGCAATTAAAAAAGTATCTCAAAAAGAAACAATGGGTCCAATGACTATGAGCAAAGTTAAGACTGGCGCTCCTAGTATTGACGGTATTGCAGAGCGTGGTAAGACAAAGACCAAGTATCCAAAAATGGCTGGTAACACAGTCGGTAACGGTCCTTGCATTAACTGCAAATAATCATGGCATACACTGAAACTGGCAAAGAGAAAGCCAAGCGTGAAGCCTACATGAAGGCTAACAAAGAGCGTGGCATTCGCCAAGAGGCAGAGCGGGACTATAAGATGTTTGGTACAACCGAACAGAATATTCCCAATGTAAATCCAATGGGTGATGTAACAACGCCCGCAGCAATGAAAAAAGGTGGAAAAATTATGGAACACAAACACAACGTAGATCATGTAAAACATCACTATGGCAAAGATCACGACCACATGCATGAGCAAGATAAAGTTGCCAAGCATTACGGTCACGAAGATCACAAAATGCATCACGAGTATGTAAAAGCTATGTGCGGTGGTGGCTACATGGGTAAAAAGGCCAAGTAATGCGAGCCTCTCGTGGGATGGGTGCAATCGCTCCATCCAAGATGCCCAAAGCAAAGACCATTGTTCGGAAAGATAATCCGGACGATGTGACTATGTACAAAAAAGGCGGAGAAGTCTGGGATAAAGCTCGTCCAAAAGGATTAGGTAAGCCTAAGAAGCTATCCCCTGTTAAGAAGGCTAGTGCGAAAGCTATGGCTAAAGCAGCAGGTAGACCATATCCTAACTTAGTTGATAACATGAGAGCAGCAAGGAAAAAATAATGGCAGAAAAATGGATTCAAGAAGCTATTAAAAAACCCGGATCTTTGAAAAAAGAATTAGGCGTAGCAAAAGATAAAAAGATTCCGGCAGCCAAATTAGCTGCAGCTGCAAAGAAACCCGGCAAGGTGGGTAAGCGGGCTAGGCTGGCGGAAACCCTAAAAGGTTTTAAAAAGTGAGTTGGGCTATCCATCTCTATTTCCTCAAGGGTGTATGCCTAGGATTTGAGATAGTAGATGGAAAAGATACCAATACATTTTTTATCATAGACTTATTCATTATTAGGATCGGATTAGAAATTGAAAACGCTAATAAAAAAAGTACTAAATCTCTTTAGAAAGCCGGAGGAAGAAGTTGTATTTCCTAAAGCAGAGATTGCAGCTTGGCCTTTTCCTGTTGAGCAAAAAAAGAAGCGCCCACAGGTAAAAAAGGCTACAACTCGTAAACAAGTTGTTAAAAAACCCGTTGCTAAAAAAGCAACCAAAGTTGCTAAAAAGGCTAAGTAATGGCTACTTCAGGCACAGCGCTATTTAATCTAGACATGGGCGACCTCATTGAGGAAGCCTTTGAACGTTGTGGTCAACAAGTACGCTCTGGTTACGACTTTAGAACAGCATCCCGTAGCGTTAATATGCTTACCATTGAGTGGGCTAACCGTGGTATTAATCTGTGGACAATCGAACAAGGTCAGATCCCGATTAATATTAATGGCGGTCAAATTAGCTATCCTATTCCCGTAGATACCATTGATTTATACGATCACGTCATACGTCAAGGCTCAGGCCAAAATCAGGTCGACATTAATATCACACGGATCTCCGGGGATACCTATTTAACAATCCCTACCAAGAACGCCTATGGACGTCCTATTCAGGTTTGGATTGATCGCCAATCAGGTAACACGGATGCTACCCCAGTCACCTCTGTAGCAAGCGGATACCCTATCAGCGCTACCGATACCACTATTTATGTAACCTCTACCCAAAATCTACGAACTCAGGGTTACATTAATATTGATGGCGAAACCATTCTTTATCAGAATATTGGAACGGCTAACTCAAGTAATGCTAACCAGTTATTAAATTGCTATCGTGGTCAAAACGGCACGACTGCCGCTACCCACTCAGCAGGATCTTTGATTTATAACAATTTCTTGCCCAATATCAATATTTGGCCTACTGGTAACCCCGGCACTCAATACACTTTTGTATACTGGCGTATGCGCCGTATACAGGACTCTGGAACGGGTATTAATACCGAAGATATGCCATTCCGTTTTATCCCCGCTATGGCCTCAGGATTGGCTTATTACCTGTCTATGAAGCTTCCTAACATGGACCCTAACCGTATCCCTATGCTCAAAGCGGATTATGAACAACAGTTCCAATTAGCGGCAGAAGAAGATCGGGAAAAGGCGGCTTTACGAATCGTTCCTCGGAACATGTTCTACTATAGATAACCATGCCAAATAAGTTTTCATCCGGTAAATATGCGATTGCCGAATGTGACCGATGTGGTCAGCGGTACATGCTTAAGGAGTTGCGTACTCAAGTTTTAAAAACCAAGCCTTATAAAGTTAAAGTTTGTAAGACTTGCTGGGATCCAGATCAGCCACAATTACAACTGGGTATGTATCCAGTAAATGATCCTCAGGCTGTTCGTGATCCACGACCAGATGTTAGTTACTATTCGTCAGGAAATACGGGTTTATATGTAAACCCTAATTCTAGCAATAGTACAAATAATGCAGGTTTTCCTCAGGATGGTAGCCGGCAGACACAATGGTCTTGGAATCCTGTAGGCGGTGCAAGAGGTTTTTCAGACGCTTTTACCCCCAATGATTTGAATTTAGCCATTACAATAGGTACAGTAACCGTAGTCACAACATAAGGAGCAGTAAAATGGACAAAGAAGATATGAAACAAGACAAGGCTATGATTAAAAAAGCCATGAAAATGCATGACGCTCAAGAGCATAAAGGCGGAAAAGGTACTAACCTTTCCAAGCTTAAAAAAGGCGGCGTAACTGGTAAAGAAATGAAAGCTATGGGTCGTAATATGGCTCGTGCTATGAATCAAAAGTCTAGCTCAAGAGGTCGTTAATATGGCAACCCAAATCAAACCTACAACCAAAAACAGTTCGCCTATGCGTACTGGCAAGGCTAAGAATAATGGCCCTGCTGAAATGTACGAAAAGAACGGTACTGGCGTGGCAGCAATGCGTAAAGCTACCGGTCATGGCGCTAAAGATCCAAACACAATGGCGGCTAATGAAGTTACTCCTTCTACCGTTCCTATGCGTGTCAGTATTGGTAACATTGATCGTGGCCCTAAGGAAGACGGTATTGAAGTCCGTGGTTCTGGGGCTGCAACTAAAGGTCGTATGGCTAGAGGCCCAATGGCATAATGAATTACGTACAGCTTCAGCAACTGATACAAGACTACGCCGAGAACACTGAGGCGTTATTTGTTAAGGACATTCCTCAGTTTGTCCAACAGGCTGAAACTCGTATATACAATTCAGTAAATGTACCGTCACTGCGTAAAAACGTAGTAGGTACTATGACATCAGGAAACCAATATGTGGCTCTCCCTATTGACTGGCTGGCAAATTACTCTTTTGCAGTTATAGATCCAACTACGGGTATGTATAACTATCTGATTAATAAAGATGTTAACTTCATGCGCCAAGCGTATCCATATGCTACTAATAACGGTACGGCATATCAAGGAACCCCAACCGGAACGCCTAAGTACTATGCTTTATTTGGGTCTCAATACTCAAATGTCAATGAAATGACTATTATGGTTGCTCCTGCTCCAGATCAAGCATACCCTATTGAGATGCATTATTACTATTATCCACCCACCATTGTGCAGGGCATTATTAATGGACTTAGCTCTATTACAAATGCTGGATCGCTATATACGCCGGGCGTATACCCTGAGGTTTCACTAACTGGCGGGAATGGCTCAAATGCCACGGCTACGATTACTGTAGGATCTTCGGGTTCAGTAACTAATATTACTCTTAACGATGGCGGTGTTTTTTATGTGGCAAACGATACTCTTAGCTTTAATGCTTCTTCTATTGGTTCAGGTACTGGTTCAGGATTTACTGTAAACGTTTCCAGTGTATCTAACTCAACTGGAACTAGCTGGCTTGGTGATAACTATGATCCAGTCCTATTCTATGGCGCTATGCGTGAAGCACAGCTCTTTATGAAGGGTGAAGCTGATATTGTGGCTAATTATGAGCAAAAATACCAAGAAGCTCTGTTAGAGTTTAGACGCTTTTGTGATGGTCTTGATCGTGGTGATGCCTACAGAGACGGTCAAACCAAGCTTAATATCAATCTTAAAGGTAATGTGGCCTCATGATTACGCAAACCTCTTGCACAATTTTTCAGCAGAATTTGCTTAATGGTAATGAGAACTTTACTACTGGAACGTATAAGATTGCCCTTTACAATGCGTTGGCTAATCTAGGTCAACAGACTACGGCTTATACATCTGTTAATGAGGTTGTAGGTACAGGATATACGGCTGGTGGTCAGGTTTTAACTATCTCTGTACCACCCACCCAAAACACTCAATATAACGTGACTTATGTGTCTTTTCAAGACGCTGTTTGGAATCCAGCATCCTTTACCGCTAGGGGGGCGTTAGTATACAATGCAACTACAGGCGCAGCGTGTTTTGTACTAAATTTTGGGTCAGACAAGACTTGTACATCTAGCTTTACCGTGCAATTTCCAACGGCGAGTTATTCGTCCGCAATTTTAACCATTGGTACTACTTCAAGTAGTATTAACTATAGTAGTTCAGACTAGGAGTAATTATGCATAAAGAATTTACAGGATCTGGCGACCACGCAGAAATTACTCTGCAGACTAACGCTATCAAAGACGAGACATTTGGTATTGAAGGCCACTACCACGTAGAGTGCCGTGATGCAGATGGTAACCTAAAGTGGACTGAAGATTTTCCAAACCAAGTAGTTCAGGTTGGCAAGATTTTTATGTTGTCACAAACTTTATTGTCTTCACCAGTTGCTCTAGTTGGTCCTTATTTAGGCTTGGTAGTTGGTACTGGAAACACATTCTCACCAACCGATACCATGACTTCCCATGCTGGATGGACTGAGTTTACTGCTTATACCGTATCTTCTTCTGCTGTTCGTGGTACTGCCGTATTTAGTACTCCTACTGGTAATAACAACACTACCCCCGGTTCTAACGTTGTAACAGCAGCAGCTTCTGCTATTACTTATACAATTACTGGTTCTGGTGGTACTATTGGTGGATGCTTCTTGGTTACCGGTACAGGTGCTTCAAATTCACTAGGTAATACTGGCGGTACTTTATATAGCGCTGGTGCATTTGGTACGGCTAAAACTACAACTGCTGGCGATACAGTAAGCGTTACATATTCAACAACCGCTACAAGTTAAGGAGTCCTAAATGGCTCTAGTAGTTTATGACCGAGTTCAAGAGACTACGGCTACTACCGGCACGGGTTCATTAACCCTAGGTGGGGCTGTAGCTGGGTATCAATCATTTGCTGTTGTTGGTAACGGCAATACTACTTTCTACTGTATTATCAACGGTACACAATGGGAAGTAGGTATTGGCACGTACTCAACTAGTGGACCTACCTTAGCTCGTACTACGGTTCTTTCTACTTCTACTGGAACTGCATCTGCAATTACACTATCCGGTGCTTCTAACGTATTTGTTACATATCCTTCAGAAAAATCAGTAAATTTAGATGCATCTG